CCCATAGTGGGCCCTCCAGCAGAGCTCTAGTCGATCTCTGTCACATTGTGTGCTCCTGAATACCCTATGTTGTGCGCTTATGGTGACATCTCGCGATAGAACTTTACCAGCCAGTACGGCTGACATCGTTTACACTTATCACGGTTCTACTATAGATACCGTGACAAACGATGTGAACTATCAGAGGTGCCAGGACGTCATCGGGAACTTCCCGAATGACAATCCTTTTGAACTGACGCGCATTGTCACAACCGGTGGCCATATGAACTGGGAGTCTACCTTCTCAGGTAGCGGCCAGATCATAGCGGCTTTTACGCCAGGACAGCCATCCGTGAACTTGTCGGGCTACAACACGTGGCTCGACTCGTTTGATGGACAGACTATCGCTGCGGCCACTGCTCCTGATCGACCTGCGGTGAACTTAGTTACGGATTTCTTAGAATTCCGTGATGTTCCTCGCATGCTGAAACATGCCGGCGACCTACTACATGGTCTTAAGGCTGAGGGCCCTCTTTACCTTACTAAAGCGCAAAACGCCGCATCTGCGACGCTAGCGTATCAGTTCGGTTGGGCACCTTTGATTTCAGACGTCCTCAAGTGCCTCCAGTTCGCCGATATCGTTTCAAAACGACAAAGGCAGCTGGATGACTTGGCACTTGGTAAGACGATTCACAGGAGAGTCAACTTCGGGGAGTATACGAAGTCGAAGTTTTCGGCTTCTTGGCCAGTGCATACTGCACTGACCATAAGTATATATACTCCCACCAACGTTTCGTTTAAAGCGAAATGTTGGGGGACCTGTCGTTGGCGGTTGCGTACGCCTGTTTCTGGACCGTTGCCCCCTCCCACATGGGATAAGGCTTTCAATTCCGCTTTCGGAACATCCTTAAGCGAAATTCCGATTCAGATATGGAAGGCTCTACCCTGGACTTGGATGATCGATTGGTTCGCAAACGTGTCGAACGCTCTCGAGGTATCGAAGAACTTAATATCCTTCGAACCGAGTGCTATTTGCCGGATGGTCGAGACGACCACTTTGGCGGAGTACTCTCCCCAATCTCCTTCTCCGACGGAAGTCTTTGATGGAGGTTCCAGAATAACGACCACTAAGAGTCGTGAGCTATATTCCACAGGCTCGATTACGGGTATTCACCTACACGCGCCCGTGTTGGACGCGTATAAGCTGTCAGTTCTTTCGAGTCTGGCGATCCTCGCCTTACTTTGAGGAACGTCAAACAAGAAAGAGAACATCACTATGGCTTTCGGAACCACTCTGACCATCACTGTAAACAGTGTGGACAAGGTCCTTAACCGGATCAACCAGGATAACTACGGATCGGAGTACTCACTCCTTTCCGATACGGACTCCTGGAACCTGAAGATAAGGCATTCGACCGACTCGGTCGATTCCGATGGGATGACCATGCTCCGGCATAACTTTTACTTGGAGCATATCACCTACGCGACCTCATCGACTCCTATGTATAAGGAGACGGTGACGGCCACGTTTCGGGCAGGAAAGTACGATGGCACGACCCAAGTTGGGTACGATGTCAAAGCTGTCCTGGCCTATCTGGCCGCATCCTCTTACGCAGCTGTCGACGATCTTATCGTTGGTCTCAACTGAGGCCAAAGATCGCCGGCGACTGCTCCGAGGAGCGGTCTGTGGGGCTCAAAGAAAGCTTTCTGGCAGTATTTCTACTGTCAGTTGCGCCTACAATGAGCCCTTTCATCAGGTTACGTCGTTCATGGGGTGGGATTGGGTTCCCTACCCTTAGACGTTCTTGGTTCTGTATGGCCACATAGACAACTTCCTACTAAAGGAGTAGTCGTTGTGAAAAGCTATGCAACCTACGTGATGTCCCTGTACGACGGCATCTTCTCAGATGCCGCCATTCGGTGGCCTGACATCAGAAGTACTATGGACAAAGACTTGCTCTGCCTCCGTAGTGCATTTGAACACCGAGGGTTAGCGTTCTTTACGCTTACCCTCCCTGCCTTCGGTCATTGGATCGATAGATCCTTGGACTTGAGGTGCTTCTCGGACAAAGCGGAAATCCCGCGTGGGATCAAGCTTTTCCGTGGGAGACCCAGACTTTTCTGGGGAATCCTTACGAAGGTGTTCGATAATGATGGAATGCTTAAGTGCGATGTAGACCACGAGGCTGTCTTGTTTCTCCGGACTCTATGTCAGAGCCTGAAGAAGCTTGAAGTCCCGTGTAGAGCCAAGATCGTCAGACAAACTCTTAAGGAGTTCTATGATGTCGAAGCTCAACTTCCGAAGAGCTACTGCAATACTTGGGATTGTGAAATCCCTGATTGGCAGGAGCGGGTCGGGCACCCCCTTACAGGGGAGTCTGTTCCCGATGCTTCAGAATGGCCGGATCTTTTTGGCCATACTAGTAGTCCTGGTAACCACCTTCCTTGGGACACTCTACGCGAACTTTCGCGAAGAGTTCTCTCGGATCTTGGAGTCCCTGACTACTGGAAGCTTGCACCTAAGCATGGACCCGGTGCTGTTTCTGAAACCGGATGGGGCTCAAAGTATGAGTTTCCCAACTGGCCAAAGAAACTTGAGAACTGGTTCCCGTTCGACTGGTTTGGGGCAGGTGATCTTCACCTACGCTCCGGACCTGGGTCGGATCGAGAACTACCCTCAAGGCTCATGGCGGTGCCTAAATCCCAGAAGGGACCAAGGCTTATCTGCTGTGAGCCCATCGCTCACCAATGGATGCAACAAAGCATCTGGCGGTGGGTGAAGGGGCGAATCGGTGATACCGTCTTAGGACGATCCATCGATTTCGGTTCACAATTGGAGTCGCAACGTGCGGCTCTCAAAGCATCACATGATGGATCTCTGGCAACATTAGACTTATCTTCTGCCAGTGATCGGCTCTCAACCCGCTTAGTGGAATACTTGTTCCAGGGTACAGAACTCCTGGATCATTTCCACGCTTGCAGGACGAGAGCTGTAGAACAAACCTTGGATGATCATCTTCCCAAGATGATTTTACTAAGGAAGTTCTCCACCATGGGGTCGGCGCTCACGTTCCCTGTCCAGTCAATTGTGTTTGCGATTCTCTCCGTTTGGGCACTTCGCCTTCACGAAGGACGTGAATCTGATTGGTCTGGCTGGAAGCGTGACTTCGGCCGTGTCCGCGTGTTTGGGGACGATATCATTGTCCCTTCGCACGTATACGGGATCACCAAATTCGTTCTACACGAATGTGGATTGCGTGTAAACACCCAAAAGAGTTTTGGAGGTTCATCCTTCAGAGAATCTTGCGGGATGGACGCGTTTGATGGAGTCGACGTGACTCCTGCGCGTCACACGCTACCGTACAGCGGAAACGCGCCCTCGACAGCGGCACTCATCATGTATTCCAATAACCTCTTTACGAAGGGGCTATGGAAGACCTCTGAGAAAGTGCTGGGATGGCTCCCGCCACAGCTACGTAAGTTGCTGGTGACGAGTGGTCCCGAGGACGGCGTTCGCGGCCTGGTCAGTTTCTGTGGATCAGACTTACATACCCACCGAAGAAAGTGGGATGTTGATCTACAGAGATGGTATGTGCAGCGCCTTGGCTTCTATGCCAAGGTGAGGTACACACCAGGTGGCGGTTGGAGTAGCCTTACTCAGTTCTTCACTGAGGATCCGGCCCAGAAAAGGGATCACCATGATGGTGTTCTCCTCTGGAATTCCGGTCGGGCAACTCCGAAGCGACTCAAAATGAGACGCTTTAGGGCCTACATGTAAAGTACTTCATGT